TCTGTTAGCTATTTTAATATGGACTCTAAAGAAGTTGACTTTGAAGTAGTAGAAGATGCTACAGCAATAGCAAAACTTGGAACGATTGTTAAACAAGTAAAAGCTTTTGCGTGTACTTCTCGTGGACAAGCTGCAAGATTAGGAAGAGCAATTTTATTTGGAGAGCAGAATGAAAGTGAAGTTGTTAGTTTCACTACTTCAATAGACGCTGGAATTGTTGTAAGACCTGGTTCCGTTATTGAAGTAAACGATCCAGTGAGGTCAGGAGCTAGAAGAGGAGGAAGAGTAGTATCTGCAACGACTACAACAATTACGATAGATGCTTTAGAGCAAACTAATTTACCTGATGTCACTGATAATGCCACAGTAAGTGTGATACTAAGTGATGGAACGGTAGAAGTAGGTTCAATATCGAATATTGCTGGAGCAGTGCTTACAGTAAATAGCGTTACTAAAATAAACGATCAAGGTGCAACAGTTACACAATCTGCATTTTCATCCGCACCACAAGCAAATTCTCCTTATGTAATCTCAAGTAATTCTTTACAGACTCAGCTATTTAGAGTTATTGAGGTAAAAGAACAGGATCGTATAAATTATGGGATAACAGCTTTAACCTATAACGAAAGTAAGTATAACTTTATAGATGACAATTCTCCTGTAGCCACTAGAACAGTATCTTTACTTAATCAGCCAGCAGATCCTCCAACTAACTTAACTGTAAGTGAACAGCTAGTTGTAATAAATAACATGGCAAGGAGTAAATTAATTGTAGATTGGCAGCCTGTAGACGGAGTTACTCAGTATCTTTTGAATTATAAATTTGAACAGGGTAACTTTGTAACTCAGGTCGTATTTAGTTCTGATTTTGAATTACTAGATGCACCTGTTGGAAAATACACATTTGAAGTCTTTTCATATAATGCAGCTTTAAATCTATCTGCAACATCTACAACAGTAGAGTTTGATGCTGTAGGTAAAACAACTGTTCCAGAAGATGTTACTAATTTAACTATCGAGCCAGTTAATGAACAATTTGTAAGATTAAGATTTAAACAATCTGTAGCTATTGACGTTTTACACGGTGGTCGGGTTTATGTAAGGCATACCAATCAAACTGGAGGTGCTGCTTCTTTTCAGGCTGCACAGGATATTATTGAAGCGGTTTCTGGAAATGCTACAGAAGTTATAGCTCCAGCTTTACAGGGAACTTATCTTCTTAAATTTCAAGATGATGGCGGTAGATTTAGCGTCAATGCAGCAAGTGTAAGCTTATCTACTGTTGAAGTATTGGATTCTATAGTAGTTAAAACTGATCGAGAAGATACAGATAGCACTCCTTATAACGGCACAAAGTCTAATGTTGTCTATGATTCAACTCTTGGAGGTTTAAAACTTATAAATCCAACAACAAATGTTACTGGTACTTATGACTTTGTAGAAACACTTGATCTTGGTAGCACATTCTCACTTGTCTTAAAAAGGCATTTTCAAGGTGTTGGTTTTTATGTGGGAGATGAGTTTGATAACAGAACAGATTTGATAGATACCTGGACAGATTTTGATGGAACGGTTGCAAACGAAGCTAATGCAAAAATAGCTGTTCGTACTTCTACTGATATGAGTTCTTATTCAGCATTTAATGATTTTGCTAATGGAACATTTAAAGGTAGAGGATTTCAATTTAGGATTACTTTAGAAACTGCCGATGTTGCACAGAATATGAACTTACAACAAGCAGGGTACACTGCAACGATGCCATCAAGAACTGAGCAGTCATCTGTTATAGCATCAGGTAGTGGAGCTAAAAATGTTACTTTTACAAGTCCTTTCTTTGTAGGAACATCTGGTTTGGGTAATCTAAATAGTTTTTTACCAGCAATAAATGTATCGCCACAAAATATGGCAACAGGTGATTTCTATGAGATAACTAATGTGTCAGGAACAGGCTTTACAGTTCACTTCAAAAACTCAAGTAATGCTAGTATTAATAGGAACTTTACCTACAGTGCTGTTGGTTTCGGCAAAGGAGGGTAACATGGAGGAAAATAGTATTTAACTGTGGCTGACGTTACAAACTACACAATCGAAAATGCTTCTGGAGCGAACGTAAGAATTGACCTTAATAATGTTTTTGCTGCGATCCAATCAAGTAATTCTAAGTCAACAGATTTAGCACAAAGTCAGTGCGTGGCTGGTATGCCTTTTTTAAATACCACCACAAACATTTTAAAAATCAGAAATAGTGCTAACAATGGATTTACTGAAATAGGTAATATTAATACTGCAAATTTAGGTTTATTACCAGCAACAGGAGGCACTATGACAGGTGCTCTGCTAGGACATGATGGTTCGACTGCTGCTGCTCCAGCATTTAGTTTTGACACAGATACAGATTTAGGATTATTTAGAAATTCTGCTAACGTAATGGGCTTTAGTTCCAGTGGGATTGAACAGATGATTTTTAGTGCAGATGGAATAACTTTAAGATCACAAAATGAAATTAGATTTGGCGATAACGATAATAGTCATTATGTAGCAATAAAAGCTGGAACTACAACAGCAAATAGAACTATCACATTACCTGATGAATCAGGAACCTTACTTACCTCGACTTCTTTATTGACTCAATTAGGAGCACAGAATATTACAACTTTACGCTCATTACTTCCTTCAACAACGAATACGTTTGACTTGGGTTCGACTAGCAAAAGATGGGCTAATTTGTATGTCAATGATTTAAGCTTATCTAATGAAGGTCACAAGAATGACGTTGACGGAACTTGGGGAAGCTATACTATACAAGAAGGACATGATGACCTTTTCTTGATTAATCACAAAACAGGTAAAAAATTTAAGTTTATGTTGCAAGAGGTATCACAATGACGGTTTTTTTCGGTGATGGTACAAGCCAAACGTCTGCTGCTGGTGCATCCAAGCTTGTTCAGACGGTAACTGCTAATAGTAAGACTTCATATAGCTTTACCAGCACTAGCTATGTAGATACAGATGTAACGGTAAATATTACCCCAACGAGTAGTAGCAATAAAGTTTTGATTAGTTGTACTTTAGCTACACAATGTTACGCTACAAACTCTACTTCTTTAGGAGTAAGACTATTAAGAGGTTCTACCGCTATTTGGAACAATAATGAATTTCACTGGCACTCAGTAAACGCTGCGATAAACCTTTCTTATTCTTCTTTCTTTCAATTTTTAGATACTCCAAATACCACATCGCAAATAACGTATAAACTACAAGGAGCTAGGTATAGAGTTTCTAATGGAACGCAACAAGCACATTTTAATTACATACCAAGCAACTCTTCACATGGTTGTATTATTATTGCACAGGAGATGACATCATGATTATTACTAGAGCTTTAGCCCTTGCAACGTTGTTACCAGATGCAGAATTTGTAATGATTAATGATACAGACATAGATTGGCACTCAAAAGATATTCCTCAACCAACAGAAGATGAAATAACTGCTGAAGTAGCTAGGTTGCAAGCTATAGAAGATTATGCAGAACCCAGAAGAAATAACTACCCGTATTTTGGCGAACAGTTGGATATGATATGGCACGCTATAGATGCTGATACAGAATTAAAAACTAAATTCGCAACTTTTTATAACACAATTAAAGAGATAAAAGACAAATACCCAAAGTCTAGTTAAATATGGCAATTATTCCAGGTAAAAAGAACTTTACTGTTGACAGGAGAGCAGACTTTCCGATTAGGCTGACATTTAAAGATTCCACTGGATCGGCTATAAACTTAACTGGATACACTGTGGCTGCACAGGTTTATGACGAGTCACGATCCACAAAATATGCCGATTGGACAGTTGCTTACACAAATAGATCAGGTGGAATTGTAGATATTTCGTTATCTGACACTGACACTGCTAATTTTACTCCAAGTATTTTGTTTTATGACGTATTATTAACAGAACCAGGGGGTAACAAAAACTATTATTTAGAAGGTAAACTGTTTATAAGTGAAGGATACACAGCATGAGCAATCCAAATCAAGTTGTAGTCTCACAAGTCTCAGATGTAACAACAGTTGAATTAACTACAACTGGCCCTCAAGGACCATCTTTTGCCGTTTCTCAGGCAACAATGGATGATTCTGGGAAAGTCAACAATTCAGTAGTGTATTTTGACTCAACAAGTGGTACATTTAAAGCAGATGCAACTCGTACCGTAGAAAATTTAGTCGATGGAGGTAACTTTTAATGGCTAACACAATCAGAATTAAAAGATCCACTGGATCGTCTAACCCAGGATCTATGGCTAATGCCGAAGTTGCTTTCAGAGAAGGTGATGAGGTTCTAATCTATGGTACGGGTACAGGGGGTGCGGGAGGTTCCGCTACGAGTATCATTCCTATTGGCGGTAAGGGAGCATTTTTTGATAAAGCAACAACTAGAAACGCAAATATTGTATTAGCTGGACCTACAACTGGAAGTGCTGCTGCACCTACATTTAGGTCACTTGTAGTCGCAGACATACCAACATTAACTTCAACAAAGCTTAGTGATTTCGACACGCAAGTAAGAACTTCGAGACTAGATCAGATGACGGCTCCTTCTGCTGCTGTATCTTTAAATAGTCAAAAAATAACAAATTTAGCAGACCCTACTGCGGATGCTGATGCTGCAAATAAAGGATATGTAGATGGAGTGGCACAGGGATTAGATGTCAAAGATTCTGTGGTCGCTACAACTACTGCGAATGGTACGCTAGCTTCTGCTTTTGCGAATGGTCAAACTATTGATGGTGTTTCACTGTCAACTAATGACAGAATACTTATAAAAGACCAAAATACTGCGACAGAAAATGGTATTTATAAAGTCAACGCTTCTGGAGCACCTACTAGAGTTGATGATTTAGCTACTGGTGCTGATGCTGCTGGTGCTTTTGTTTTTGTAGAGCAAGGCACAGTGAATGCAGAAAATGGATTTGTTTGTACTTCTAATAAAGGAAGTGCCGTTGTTGGAACAAATAACCTTGCATTTTCACAGTTTTCTGGTGCTGGTCAAATTACTACAGCAGATGGCCTACAAAAAACAGGTAATACAATATCAGTTGATTTAAAAGCAAATGGTGGACTTGTTATTGAATCTTCTGAAATTGCTGTTGATCTTGCTGCTAGTTCTATAACAGGAACACTTGCTATTGGGGATGGTGGAACGGGGGCTACAAGTGCAAGTGCAGCCAGAACAGCTTTAGGGTTAGCAATTGGAACAAATGTCCAGGCTTTCGATGCACAATTAGCTGATGTAGCTGGTCTTACACCTTCTGACAGTGGTTTTATTGTAGGAAATGGATCTAACTTTATTATTGAGTCGGGAGCTACAGCCAGAGCTAGTCTTGGATTAACAATTGGAACGGATGTCGAACCACATTCAGATAAGTTAACAGAGCTTGCAACAATGGCTCAAAATACTGCTGACGCTTTAGCTGATCTAACAAATACTGAGGTGGCTATTCTTGACGGAGCAACGGTAAGTACTTCTGAGTTGAACATCATGGATGGTGATACATCTGCAACATCTACAACCCTTGCACTTGCGGATCGGATGGTTATGAACGATGCTGGAACCATGAAACAAGTAGCATTATCTGATCTTGTTGCTTTTTTAGAGGATGGTTCTGCTTCTGGTTTTGATATAGACGGAGGAACTTACTAAAGCTAATTCAACGGAGGTTAACCAATGTCAAACACAATCAAACTAAAAAGAGGTTCTGGTAGCGATCCAGGTGCTAGTGATCTAGTTGTAGGCGAACCCGCGATTAGAACTGATACAGGTGAAATATTTTTAAAGAAAGACGACAATTCAGTAGCTAAAATATCTGGGGGAGGGGTAACTGACGGAGATAAAGGAGATATTACTGTAAGTAGCTCTGGTGCAACTTTTACTATTGATGATGGAGTAATTACAAATGCCAAAGTCGCTTCTAATGCTGCTATAAGTGCCAGCAAAATATCAGGAGTAATGCCAACTACAGGTGGATCGTTTACAGGTAATGTTTCCATATCTGATAATGCAATTGAGTTTGATAGCGATTCTAGTAATACCAATAAAGTTTCTCTACAAGGCCCAAGTAGCTTAAGTTCAAATGTTACTCTTACATTGCCTAATACTGACGGAAATAATGGTCAGGCACTAAAAACAGATGGCCTTGGAAATTTAAGTTTTGGTAATATTGCTTTTTCAGAAGCAAATCAAGTTATTGGTTTACATGACCAAACAACTAACAAAGTACAAAGACTCCTAGCTAGTGGAGAGGGTGTAACAGTTCAAGGTACATCTGGTGCTGTCAGTAAGTTGATGTTCAGAGATAGAACAACAGCTAATTTTTTAAAATTTAAACCTGTTGATACTTTGTCTGATGATGTTGAATTTACTCTACCTTCTGCTGATGGGTCATCTGGTACAGCTTTAGTCACAAACGGAAGTGGTGTTCTATCTTTTAGTGGCCCTTTTATGCCTTTATCTGGTGGTACTTTTGTTGATGATGTAATCTTTGCTGGAACAAATTACAACGCTACATGGGATAAATCAGCCAATATCTTTAGATTTAATGATGATGCAAAAATTGCAGTTGGAACTGGAACTGGAAATGACATGGAGATATTCCATGAAAGCATTTCAAATGTTAATGAAATTAGAGCTATAGATGGAGAAATACATATTCAGGCTGATAATTTTATGCTTATAAGCGATGACACTAATGGTAGAGCTATTTATTTAGATAATTCAACTGGTCATTTAGAACTAGGATTTGACGGAAATCATTGTGTTCATATAAATGGGTCACAAACTGAATTTGTCAAGGATGTAAAATTTGATGGGTCTACTGCTGGAAGAGATATAACTTTTGATAGAGCAAATAATTTTCTTGAGTTTGCCGATGATGTTAAAGCAAGATTTGGAACTGGTGGTGATTTAGAAATTTTTCACTCACCAGAAAACAGTTTTATAACTGAAAGTGGTAGTGGTAATTTAAAAATACAAGCAAGTGATTTAATACTTGCAGATGTTGATGGTACAGAATATTTTCATGGACAAAATAATGCTGGTGTTGATCTTAAGCATAATGGCAATACAAAACTTCAAACTACAAGTTCGGGAGTTACTGTTACAGGAACTTGCACAGCAACCACATTCAGTGGTTCAGGTGCATCTCTCACAAGTTTAAATGCAGACAATATTTCATCAGGAACATTAGCTCAAGCAAGAATCGAAAACAGTGCTATTAATTCAGATAAGTTAGCTAACTCTGCTGTAACTTTTTCAAAGTTTCAAGATATTTCACAAAACAATATACTTGGAAGATCATCAAGTGGTACTGGTCAAGTACAGCAATTAAGTGCTTCAACAATAAGATCAATACTTAACGTAGAAGACGGAGCTACAGCCGATCAAACTGCTGCTGAAATTAGATCATTAGTTAATGCTGCTGTTGATTCTAATGTTTTTACTAATACTTTAAAAAATAAATTAGATGGTATTGAATCTGGAGCCACTGCTGACCAATCAGCTAGTGAGATACTTTCATTACTTTTAACTGTTGATGGTGCTGGTAGTGGGCTAGATGCTGATAAACTAGATGGTATAACTTCTGCGGATTTTGTAAGATCAGATATTGAAGATACCATAGCTGCACCACTAATTATAAGTGCTGGCACAGCTAACTCAACTAATGACGCTAGTTTGCTTGTTACAGCAACTAATAATAATGATTGGGCAATAAAAGTTGATAAGAATAATAGCAGTGCGACAGACTATGGCATTCAAGTTAGTATTTCTTCGTCTGGTAGTTACGCATATAGGGCTATTGATGGTAGTAATGAAGTATTTCGTGTCCAGGGAAATGGAAAAATTGTATCTAGGGATATTTTAATAAGTTCTGATTATCACTTACAAAGATCTAACCATCATAGTGGACACTTAGAAGGTAGTTATAACAATGTAGGAGGTAACGCTGCAAAGTCCAATCCTATTTACACTATTGGTTCATCTTATAACCCTGTTGATGCAAGTTTAAGCAATATGTATGGCATAGGATTTTGTCAAGGTAGCAGTGCTAATTTTGTATCTAGTAATGGTGGCTGGGGGATGTATGCTGCTGCTGATGGAAACGCAAGGATTTTCTTAGATGCTCAAAACGGAAGAGCTTTTATTGGTGAAAATGATCGTTTTATAACAAACTATGTATCAGGCGATTATGGTTCTTTCCAAATCAATGGAAGTGGGGCTAATGGTTACGAAGGTTTTTCAATAGATGGCCGTTATGTGCTTATGCACGATGGGGGTGTTAATGGAGGTCTATACAATGATGTTGATAATGAATGGTATGTATATACTGAACGCAATGGAAGAGTTATTCTCTATAATAATGGAGCAGATAAATTAACCACCACTTCAACTGGAATAGATGTTAATGGAAGAATAGATATTAATGACTCAAATACCAGGATTGAAGAAGGATCTAGTAATGCCTTAAGGATACAAACTAACTCTGGTCATTGTGATATAGGCCCGATGAATACGTCTTATATGCACTTTCAGACTGATAGAGGAATATTTTATTTTAATAAAAAATTACAAATTGAAGGCAATTGCGAACCTTATGGCTCACAAGATTTAGGTGCATCAGGTAATCGTTGGCAAAACTTATACGTTAACGATTTACAATTATCTAATGAAAGCTCAGGAGGAAATTCAGTTGATGGCACTTGGGGCGATTGGACATTGCAAGAAGGTGAAGATACAATATTTATGTTGAACAACAGAAACGGTAAAAAGTACAAAATGAATCTAACGGAGGTTAGCTAATGGCAATTACAAAAACCTGGTCTATAACAGATCTTGAAAGAGAAACATCAGATAATTATGTATGTTGGGTACATTGGAAAATCACTGGAACGGAAGACGGTAAAACCGTTGAAAGAGATGGAAAAACTTTTTTAGATAGACCTAGTACATTAGTAGATTATGCAACATTAACTGAAGAAACAGTTTTAGGTTGGGCTAAAGCAAAAATAAATGCCGAATATCTAGTTCCAGCAGGCAACGAAGGAAAAACTGGGGTTGAAGCACATGAAGATGAAATAGATTTATTGATGGCAGCACTTAATGTACCAGAAACCGCAACTGGTAAACCTTTCTAAGTACTGCTAGTATAAAAAGAAAAAACTATGCAGGCTATCACTGAAAAGCAAATCCTTGAGTGGAAAGAAGAACTTGATAAACAAGTTAAAACAAGAGATCATGCTCAAAAGGTACTACTTGAAGCAGAATCTAATATTAAGGTTTTATCGGGCGGTATTCAGTTCGGGGAACTTGTTTTGAAAAAGATCGAGTCATCAGACCAGCCATCAGATATAGCGGAGCCAAGCCCACAATCAGAAAAAGCACCATTAAAGAAATAGGTGCTAAAGCCTTAATTAATGCTTCTTTAATCATGTTTCAAAAAATCGCTAATGTTTTGAGCATCATCTCATTTGTAATGGTAGCTTCCATGAGTGGTGGAGCGTATTTTGGTTACAAGTATGTAACTTCAGAACAATTTAAATCAAGAGTAATGAATGAAATTCTTGGTAATGTTCAAGGAATGATGCCTAAATTATTAGATAAAGGCTTACCAAAAGCAACAGGTCCATCAATGCCGATTCTTAAATAAATGAATGGAGATACCTGATATAAGTATTCCCGATATTTATATTCCAAACGTTCCACAAGTCTATAGCTCACACTATTTAAGTATTACAAAGCCACCAGATATTGATGTTCCTGGTTGTACTTATCAGCATCGTGATATAAAAAATACTGGTAATCGTAATTTATTGCTGGAAGATCCAAATGGTGTAT